GATAGTTTACTTTCCTTTACACATATGAAACCTCATGTACAAAATTTTACTTATACCCCTGCAAAATGGACCGATATTCTTTCTGTAGATTTAGATGATTCTGTAATTATAAATGGTTACAAACAATCAGGAGTGTTACATTATGTAGAAGACGAATTTTTAACAAATGATGTGTTAAAATGGTTAGAGGAAAAAGTTTAATGTTTTATATATACTTTGATCTAGACAGTAAAAATATTTTAGGCATTTCCAACGAACAAAATAATTCTAATCAAAATTATGTAACAAAATCTTACGAGGATGTACAAAAGTTTCTGACAGGAGAATTAAATTTTAATGAATATAAACTGCAAGAAGATGTAAAAGTAAAAGGAACTTTCAATATTGTTCCTATAGATTATCAACCTACGTTGGACTACAAACACCCTTATACAACAATATTTAAAACATCTAAACAACAAGAAAACAGTATACAATTTGTTAAAAATAAATCAAGTCTTATTGCAAATAATTTTATAGATAAAGACACCTGCAATGAACTTAGCAGAACAGATTATATAAAAGAATATTATATTGTAAGAAGTAGTAATAGATTTATTTTGCTAGATAGTTTCCAAATTAATCTTAAAGAATTTGCCACACAACAACAATTGGTGATAAGTACAAACATTACTGACGAAGATTTTAATATTCTTACACACAACAGTCATATAGAACATGTATATAACGGAGAACAAATTGAAGATTATTGATTACGATGTTATCTATCTGTCATATGATGAGCCCAATGCTGAAAAAAATTATGCAGATTTACTTACAAAAGTTCCGTGGGCAAAACGTGTACATGGTGTAGAAGGATCAGACGCCGCACACAAAGCCTGTGCAGAATTAAGTGAAACAGATAGATTTATCACAGTAGACGGCGATAATCAAATTAATCCAGAATTTATTATGCAAGAACTATACTTCCGTGATGACATTGATCTTGACAACCGTGTTATAAGCTGGAGCGGATACAATATTATCAACGGACTTACATACGGTAATGGTGGTATAAAGTGCTGGCCTAAAGATGTTGTGCTGAATATGCGTACACACGAAAAAGCAGATCCAGATGACATACAGAGCCAAGTAGATTTTTGCTGGAACTTAGAGTATCTACAGATAAACAAAACGTACAGCACAGTACACAACAATGCAACACCGCAGCAAGCGTGGCGAGCAGGCTTCCGTGAAGGTGTAAAGATGTGTTTACTTGAAGGATTGCGTACAGATGATGTTAACCGTATACCAAAAAAGAATCTAGACAGGCTACGCATATGGCAAACTGTTGGTATGGATGTCGAAAACGGCCAATGGGCAATATATGGTGCAAGAGAAGGCGCATACAAAACACTGTGTACTGATTGGAACTATGTAGATGTACGTGACTTTGAAACACTTAACCGTATGTGGCAGGAACAATATAGTACAATAGATGAAGATATGTTGCGTTATGAAATTATGGGGATAGCCGAAACACTACGGCATGAAACAGCATTAGATATTCCTGTAGATCCATATGAAGCAGAACAAAGCAAGTTCTTTAAAAGTCTTTACACTCCTCCAAAGCGTGTTCTCGAAGATTATACAAAGCCGCAACAGAGTGAGGAATATGATATTGTAATGATTACATATCACGAGCCTAATGCAGAAGAAAATTATCAAGCACTGTTAGACAGATTTCCAAGAGCAAAGCGTGTTGACGGTGTAAAGGGTATACATCAAGCACATATTGAAGCAGCAAAATTGTGTAACACTGATCTTATATGGATAGTAGACGGAGATGCTGTCATAGCAGACGACTTCCACTTTGATTATGTTGCGCCTCAAAAGGAAAAGCACTTTGTAAAAGTGTGGCGCAGCCGTAATCCCATAAACGATTTAGAATATGGTTATGGTGGCATTAAATTGTTCCCAAGACAAGCAACACTTGATATGGATACATCGCGTCCTGACATGACCACAAGTATAAGCAGGCATTTTAAACCTATCAAAGTTGTAAGCAACATTACAGCATTTAACACTGGACCATTTGAAACTTGGAAAAGTGCATTCCGTGAGTGTGCTAAACTAAGTGCAAAAGTTATTGACAGACAAAAAACAGGAGAAACAGATGAAAGACTTAAAACTTGGACAACCGTGGGACACGATAGACCATTTGGCGAATATAGTTTGGCAGGCGCTGCCGCTGGTATGGAGTTTGGCCTTTCTAGCGGGGCTGACCTTCGGTTAATAAATGATTTTGATTGGCTCGAGCAACAGTTTGACATTGCTTATCCGCAAGAAACAATAGCAGATACAGAAACAAAAGCGGAAGAAATAGTAGATTTGCTTGACCGTTTTGAATATATGTATGAAGGATTGTCTAATGTTAGAAGATTATACAATGATAAAGACGTTAGTAGTATATTCAAAATGGCTAATAATGAAGACCTACGTAAAGCAGTAATGGAACAAAATTTATACAGCATGTCTAGGCTGTTGCCTGAACTCCGAGACGAGTTTAAGCTACTACAGCATGACAAAAATGCACTATGGAGATTGTTAGAAAAGTACACAAACAGTTTGTTTGTGCCAGCCCTTAAAAAATTACAAGATCAAAATATAGATATGGACTGTTTTAGTCGCGGGCAGATAAAAAGTAAAAAATGGTTAGTTAATACATTAACAGACTTAGATGTTGATCTTGGCACAATATTTTTATGTGCAGGTTGGTATGCAACAATTGTACCTATGCTTAGTGAAGCAAACATAAAGTTTGATAAGATACGTAGCTTTGATATAGATGACAGTGTATGGAAAATTGCAGAAACTTTCAATCAACATCTAAAAGATGACTGGCGCTTCAAAGCACAAACTAAAGACATTATGGACATCAACTATATTGTAGATATCTATACAACAATTAAAGGCAACGGCGACGTAGAACAATGTAAAGATTCTCCAGACACTATTATTAATACAAGTTGTGAACACATAGCAAACTTTGACGAATGGTTTGCTAAGATTCCAGACGGTAAGCTAGTTGTATTACAAAGTAATAATTACTATAGTATAGAAGAACATGTAAACTGTGTAAAGGATAGTTTACATTTTGAGCAAATGGCTCCGCTTAGTGAAGTATACTTTGCAGGAGAGTTACCCTTAGAAAAATACACAAGGTTTATGTTAATTGGACGTAAGTAATTTAACACTTAGAGAATTGCAAGTAGAAAGTGCAAGAGCACTAAGCACTATACAAGCGACTAATAATAACATACATCAATTTAATAAACAAGCCCACCATAATAGTCAAAATTGGTATATAGCTGTAATCAATTGGTACATAGAACAGTATGGCGATTTGCCAAGTCGTGCAGGACCTGGCAAAGAGGTAAAGTTAGTATCTGAATGAAAAGTATATTTCCTGATAACCCAGATGGTATGAATATTGAATGGGTAGTAAGTAATGTTTGTAATTACAAATGTAGTTACTGTCAGGAGGATCTATACGGCGGAAGTTCGGGGCAACCTGATTATTATAAAGCGTTAGAGTTTTTTGATTATTTACATAAAGAAGTACAACCAGGTCCGAAGTTACTTAACCTTACAGGAGGTGAACCTACCGTATGGCCGAAACTAATTCCTTTTTTAAATGAACTAGACCAGAACTATTATACACAGTTAACAACTAACGGATCTAGAACACTAAAATGGTGGAGCAAACTATTAGATAATTATGATAATCTTGCAAGGGTTGCAATTAGTACACATTTAGAATTTGCAAGTTTAGAACATATTTTTAATGTAGGAAAACTATTACACAAGCGTACGAATTTAACCTTGCTTTTAATGGCTGATCAAAAAAACTTTCACCTTATTCAAGACTATGCAGACAAATTCAAAGAATTAGAGTGTAGTATATTTGTAAAACCTATTAGAGGACTAGACGGGTTATCACAAGAATACACTGACGAGCAAAAACAATTTATAAAATCATTTAAACATCATACCTCTAGAATTAATATTGCACAAGGAATTCCTACACACTTGATTGTTGATGGTGAGAAGAAACATTATTCCTATGGGCTCGAACTAGTATCTCAAAACAGACATAATTTTAAAGGTTGGAAATGTGCATTAGGTAAGACTAGAGTAGTTATCTGGCACAACGGAGATATAAGTCTTGCACAATGTAGTACTGCAAAATCTATGAATATAGGAAATATATATGATGATAGTTATCATATTCCTAATGATCCTGTAATTTGTAATACTAAGTACTGCACATGCTTACCAGACATAAGAATACCTAAGTGGAAAGACAATGAAAAAAGTTACTAATGATTTACCTGAAACACTGAATGCTGAATGGGTATTAAGTGATGTGTGTAATTACAAGTGTGCATATTGCCATCCTATGCATTATGATAGAACTAGCGGATTTCCAGATGTAGAAGAGTCTTTAGAATTTTGGAATTTTGTTCATACTGATATTAATTCTAACAAAAAGTTACTTGTACTCAGTGGCGGTGAACCTACACTTTGGCCTGGATTATCAAATTTTATTAATGGATTAGATAAGAGCTGGAGGACAGAAATTGTTACTAACGGCAGTAGAACATTACGTTGGTGGAAAAAGTTTTTAGATGAAACTGATATTAAGAGAGTATCAATAAGTGTACATTTAGAATTTGCAACACCAGAACATATTATTGAAGTTTCTAGGTTATGTGCAGAAAAATGTGTAACAACTGCATTAATACTATTTGATAAAGATAAAATACCCGAAGCAAAAGATATGATTAACAAAATAGTAGAATCTAATGTAAGTATTAATGTTATGGTCAAACCCATTACAAATTGGTGGACTAACGGTGAAGTAATTTCCTATGACGAAGGTGATTTAGATTTTATAAAAAACTTTAGGTACGCAAAAAATAAACACAAGAGATTAGATGTATCAACACATTTTTTAATAGATGATAAGCATTATCCAGTTACCTATGCAAACACACTCATTACTAACAAACAAAATAAATTTAAAGGTTGGAGATGCGAGGCAGGAAGTAAAAGATTAATAGTTTGGCACGACGGGAATGTTTATGGAGCACAATGCAGCACAGCTAAAAAACATCTTTTAGGAAATATTAAAGATAAAAAAATTAAAAAAATGGAAAGCATAATATGTGAAAACGAATATTGTGATTGTGTTCCTGATATAAGAATACCTAAGTGGAGAGAAGATGTACTCACTTGAAGATATAAAAACAATTCATCTTGAAGTCACGCAAAACTGTCAAGCATCATGTCCTATGTGTGATCGTAATATGAATGGCGAAGGTATTAATCCACACATTAATTTAGATGAATTGTCACTTAAAGACTGCAAAGACATATTTACTGCCTCCTTTATAAAACAATTAGACACAATGTATATGTGTGGTAACTTAGGTGATCCTATTGTTGCTCGAGACACACTAGAAATATTCAAATACTTTAGACAACACAATCCTAACATGTGGTTAAGCATGAATACAAATGGAGGCGCAAAGAATGAAGAATGGTGGAAAGATTTGGCAACAACTTTTGGTCGCATGGGGGCTGTTATTTTTAGCGTTGATGGTTTACGCGATACTAACCATATATATCGTCAAGGTGTTGTTTGGGACAATGTAGAACGCAACATGCAAGCATTTATAAATGCAGGAGGCAGAGCTCGTTGGGACTACTTAATATTTGAACATAACCAGCACCAAGTTGACGAAGCAGAAGCACTTGCTAACAAGTGGGGGTGTGAAAAGTTTATGAAAAAGAAAACAGGAAGATTTGTAGATGCAAATACAAACAAAAAAGAAAAACACCAAGCCAAAGACCGCAAAGGCAAAGATACAGCAGAGCTTAAAAAGCCAGACACGAAGTATCAAAACAAAGCACTTACCAAGCAAGAAACTATCCTCAAGAAATACGGTAGCATGGACGCATATTATGATGCGGCTCCTATCATTTGTAAAGTTAAAAAAGAAAACAGTTTGTTTATCACAGCAGAAGGACTAGCATTACCTTGTTGTTGGACAGCTGGACGTATGTATAAGTGGTGGCATAAAGATCCTAAAGTAGAACAGATATGGAACTTTGTAGATAAAAAAGCACTAGATGCTCGTAACGGTTTAGGTAAAGTTTTTGATACAGGAATATTTGATCGTATACAAGAAAGTTGGGCAAAGCCAAGTTGTGGAGATGGTAAATTAAAAGTTTGTGCAACAAAGTGCGGATCCGAGTTCGATCCTTTTGCAGAACAGTTCAAATAAGTACAATATGAACGATAAAACATTACCATCAGAAACTTTCTGTGCATTACCATGGATGCATCTAAGCAGTAGACCAGACGGAAAGATGCGTACTTGCTGTACATCAAACGCAAGCAGTGTACAAGATCCGGATTCAAATAAAAAAATAGGTGGTGGAGAAGTTGGCATTGTAAAAAATGATGACGGCGTCCCTGCTAACTTTAATCATACAACATTAGAAGAAGCCTGGAATAGCGGCTATATGCGTAACGTTCGTAAAATGATGTTGCGTGGAGAAAAACCTGCTAGTTGTTTAAAATGTTACAAAGAAGAAGAACAAGGTCATCTTAGTAAAAGAAACTGGGAAACCGAATATTGGGGTCGTAGATACGACCTACAGCAGTTGGTAGATGAAACTAAGGTAGATGGTAGTATTCCTCCTAAGATACGCTATATAGACCTTAGATTAGGAAGTAAGTGCCAATTAGCGTGTGTTATGTGTTCGCCACATGATAGTACAGGTTGGATCAAAGACTGGAAAGCAATTACTCCTCAAATGAAAAACGAAAAACTTGCTAACACAAGTCAATGGACAAACAAAGGTCGTAATGACGGAGCAAGTTACAATTGGCATAAAAACAATCCTAGATTTTGGAACGATCTTATGGATCAAATTCCGCACATGTACCAGCTATATTTCGCAGGCGGTGAAAGTTTAATTATTGACGAACATTATGAATTGCTTGAAGAATGTATTAAACGTGGCCATGCTAAGAATATGGAACTACGATACAATTCAAATGCTGTAGAATGGCGTGATGATTTGTTTGATCTATGGGCACAATTTAAACGTGTACGCTTTCATTACAGTATAGATGCCTACGGTGAACAAAACGACTATATACGTTATCCTAGTACTTGGGAACATCAAGAACGTGTGTTCCACATGCTAGATAATACAGCACCGCAAGTAGAAGTTACAACTGCAACTACAATTATGGCACTTAATGTAGCCTATATACCAGAGTTTGTAAAATGGAAAGTTGAGCAAGGATTTAAAAAATTAAACAAATGGCCCTTAGGAGCTGGCGGCATAAACATGCATTTTGCATATTGGCCCCCACAGTTAAATGTAAAAGTACTTCCTGCCCATATCAAAAAAGAGATTACAGACAAATATGAAAATGAATTTTTTCCGTGGATGGAAGAAAATTGGCGTTTGTTTACTGGTGTAGAAGAAGCAGGCATTACTAAAGAACAATGGCTAAATGCACCATACGGGATAAAACGTTTCAAAGGTATTATCAAGTTTATGAATTCAGAAGACTGGAGTGCTAGGCTACCGGAAACAAAAGAATATCTAAACCTAATTAACGAACGCAGAGGCTGGACAGAAAAATTTCCAAAAGCATTTCCTATACTTAAGGATATATTGTGAAGATAAAAGACGAACATTTTTGTATTGTTCCTTTTGTACAATTAAACACTAGAGGAAAAGGTGATGCTAGAGTCTGTTGTAGTATTGAAGGTATTGACTATGGTATTCCTAAAAATATGACTTTGGACGAAATTTCTTCGGATACTTATTCTAGTGACACTGATGTATATAATTTAAGCAAAGACAAGATAGAGGACTTATGGAATGGTCCCTTTATGAAAGACTTTCGTATGAAAATGCTTAACGGAGAAAAACTTAGTAACTGTGAATTCTGTTATAGAATGGAAAACAGCGGATTTGGAAGTAAGCGTACTGGTAAAAATAAAAGATTTTTTGAACGTGTAAAACCGCACTTACAAAAGTATTATGATGCAAATGGGTATGTAGATGTAATGCCGCAATGGTGGGAAGTAAGACTTAGCACTAAATGTAACCTAAGTTGTGTTATGTGTTCACCTAATCTCAGTAGTATGATGTACAAAGAGTACAATAAATGGGGCAATAAAATGACTGGACAGATGCAAGGTAGTTTAGATATTGCCAAACGTTCAGGCGAAGAATATTTAAGTCAAAGCAAATTTTTTAAAGAACAAATAATGACTAATCTCGAACACGTATTATATATGGAGTTTAGGGGTGGAGAAGTATTTGCTGATAGACACAGTATTGACTTTATTTGGAGTATTGCTAAAACAGATTATGCAAAAAATATTAGTCTCGATATAAGCACTAATGCAACATTGATAACAGATGAAATAGTGGATCTGTTGAATCATTTTAAAGGCGGCTTACTACGTTTTAGTATTGACTCCGGACAAGAAAAAGACGAACTAATACGTTACCACACCAATTGGGATAGTGTTATAACTAGCATTGAAAATTCAAATAATTTACATAGTGAATGGGATATGGTAACACAAACTTGTTTACAAGCTCTAAATTGTGTAGGACTAGTACCTATGCTAGAATATTTTGATGATATGTGTAACCGTACTAACAATGAACGTTTTCATTTAGGATTTACTAGTGTACGTGGTAAAGAATGGATGCGTCATGAACTTGTGCCTATAGAATATAGAGAAAAAGAAATTGCTGATCTAAAAGAGTTTATTGAACGTAGTTGGTTATGTAATACTAGCAAACACAAAAAAAGAGAAACTAAAACAATACAAGGTTTAATAAAAGCTCTATCTGCTGAAACACGTATTGATGACGACTTAAATAAAAAAGCCCGTGATTATTATTTAAAATTAAATGAATTAAGAAACGTAGATTATTGGAAAACATTTCCGCACTTGGAGTACTTAAATGAGTAAATTAGAAACATTGTGTCCTGTACCATGGATGAGCCAAAGCCTTAGAGCAAACGGAGACATTCGTGTTTGCTGTCAAGCACAGCACGGACCAACAGGTGGTATATTACGTGATGAGGACGGAAAAGAATATAATGCTCGTACAGCTGACCTTAAGAAAGTACGTAATAGCGAATTATCAAAAGAAATACGCAAGTATATGATGGAAGGTAAGTGGCATCCTGAGTGTGTTCGTTGTCAAACAGAAATGGAATCTGGAATGAACGCTCGTATTGATTACGAAAACAAAATTTGGATAGAACGCGGTGAATTTAGTTGGGAAGATTTATTATCTAAAACAGCGGCAGATGGCACAATAGAAGAAGATGAAATAAATTGTAGTTTTTATGATGTTCGTTTCGGTAACTTATGTAATTTAAAATGTAGAATGTGCGGACCTACTGACAGTAGTATGTGGTATGAAGATCAAGTTAAACTATGGGGCGATAGTTATAAAGACAGTCATGGCAAAGTCAAACTTATTAAAAATGACAAAGGCAAATACGAACCTGAAACAAATTTATATGATTGGCACGAAAGCGATCATTATTGGATACAAATGGATGACAACATTGACCAAATACGCAAACTATATATTGTAGGCGGCGAACCGTTAATGATCGACAGGCATTATGAATTCTTACAAAAATGTGTTGATCAAGGCTGTGCAAAAAATATTATTGTAGAATACAATACTAATATGACAAACATACCGCAACGTGCTTGGGATATTTGGAAGCATTTTAAACAAGTTAATTTAGGTGCAAGTATTGACGGTGTAGGTGATTTACAGTATTATATGCGGCCACCTAGTAGATTTGATAAAATTCACGAAAACCTACTTAAGGTAAGCCAAGCAGAAGGTAACTTTAAAGTATGGATTGCAGCAACTATTAATGTGTTCAACGTTTTACACTTTCCAGAATTTATGGAATGGATATTACTAAACAAGATACCGCGTGTAAATGACGACGAGTGGCGTCCTATTATTACACCTCACCCATTACATGGTCCAAAGTTTTACAATATACGTATGCTACCTGGATGGGCAAAGGATCATATCAAACAAAAGTACGAAGATTACAAACCAAGACTGTTAAAAATAATAGATGAAAGTGATTTTACAGAAGCACGTAAAGAGGCTAGTCGCAGAGATGCAGTAGGCTTATTAGATCAATATGTAGATTATATGTATGCTAAAGATTTTAGTCAAGCCTTGCCTATGTTTTGGAAAGCTACTAGAAAATTAGATAAAATTCGTGGCCACAGTATTGAAGAATCTATTCCGGAGTTATATGAATTGCTAAAGGACACGGAAAATGTTCAAGTCTGATTGCGGCGTAGAAGGATGGATACAAGAAAAAGATTATTTTGAGTTCAACCTCAAAAAGGGTGATGTAGGATTGTGCCCAGGAGACGATACTCCGATACAAGGAACATACGAATATAAGGAAAGACAAGAAATTAAATCTGATGTTTTAAAGACAGGAAATTATGTTTGGTCTGCTGGTATCGAAACATACAGCGACGAAACAATACATGCAGAAGTTTTTCATTTATTTCAAATTCATGATAATCGTAGAGGCGGTAGACCACCTGTTGCAATACGAGTAGATAAAGGACAAATATTAATTATTACCTCTTATAACGAATCTTTGCCTGTAGGAGCTTATACAGGCAAACTTCATATTGATGCAAAAATCGAAATCAAAAATGATTGTGTAATTGTAGAATTTGTATTTGATGGTCAACCTTATTCAAAAAAAATTGAAGGCGAAATTTTTGTTGCAGGCGGCGGCCCATATATTAAATTTGGTGCATATAGATGGAATGCAATATGTGATGTGAAGCAAATTTATAAAAATCTAAAATGTGAGTGTATAGATGTTTCTTGATATCGATCAAATTAAAACCATACAAATGGATCATACCAGCAGGTGTCAACTTGCCTGTCCTCAATGTGCTAGATTTCACGGAAGTCAAACAGAATTAAATCCTTACATGCCAATTAGTGATACAACAGTAGACGATTATAAAATTATACTAGAACCGTTTGAGCCTGACACAATTAAATTATTCCATTGCGGCAACTTTGGTGATAGTCTTGCAAGCCCTACATTAGATGATAGCATAGATTATAGTTTAAGTAAGGGTGTGAAAGAATTTAAAATGGCCGTAAATGGCAGTGCTAGATCAAAAGAATGGTGGCGTGATCTTGCACAAAAAAGTGATCGCATTACCGTTAACTTTAGTATAGATGGATTAGAAGACACAAATCATTTGTACAGAGTAAATAGTAATTTTAAAAAAATAATTGAAAACGCAAAAGCATTTATAGATGCCGGCGGTAATGCACGTTGGTATTTTATTGAATTTAAACATAACTATCATCAAATCGACGATGCAAAACAGATGGCAACCGACATGGGATTCAAACAGTTTAATGCAAAATACACAGGACGCTTTGCTGAACAACAGCAAGCTCAAGTAGAAACTAAAAAAGGCACTGTAATTAAAGATAAAAAAAATAACCACAATCAAAAAGACATGCAAAAAATACAAAATACACATAATAGTTTTGACGAATATATACAACAAACTCCTATTGTATGCAAATATAAACAACAACAAAGTGTGTTTATTGATATGGAGATGAAACTTTGGCCGTGTACTTGGATGGGTGCTCCTGCATACTTTGGTCCCAATAATCCACAAAGACAAAGTTTTGATAATCTGTATAAACTATACGGAGATGATTTTAACGACATGCGTAAGCATGGCTGGAAGGTTTTAGAACATGAATTTTTTGCTACGTATCTAGATAGATCCTGGAATAATCAAAGCAACAAGTACAAACGAATATATACATGTGGAAGGACTTGCGGAAACAAATTTGAATTTAGTAGCGGATACGGAAAAAACACAAAGAGAGTAAACCTATGATAGTAAAAAACACACAACAAGATATTATCTTTGATACTAAGAAAACTAAAATTGGAATGAAAATTTCAGGAGGCGCCGACAGCGCCATAGTTTTATATATGTTGTCTAAGTATGTTACAGAGAATAACACTGGTGCAAAAATAATTCCTATAACAGTTAATCACGAAGGTAAAGATTACCAAGAACAGTTTGCCAAGCAAGTAGTAACACATTGTAAAGAAGTATTTGGTGATATTTTTGAACAGCACCAAACCGCAAGGAATTATACTCCAGACACCTACGCATCAACACAACAAGATTTAGTTGAGTCATTGTATGAAAATAATATAATTGAATGTCATTATGTAGGAATTACCCGAGATCCGCCCAAAGATATTGTAAATACATTCGGGCTTAAAGGCCCAGCAGATGATAGATCTCCGGAACAGCATAGACAACAAGTTTTAGATAATAGAGTTTATAGACCTTTAATTAATATAGATAAAAAAGGTGTTGCTGAATTATATAATACGTTTGATGTTATGGATACACTTTTTCCGCTAACTAGAAGTTGCGAAGAATTTACTAGTAATTTTTCAAAGCACTGCGAAACTGGCTGTTGGTTTTGCCAAGAAAGATATTGGGGCTTTGGTAGATATGTCTAAAATGTGTCCGTTAATATATAATGGCATAGCAACAGATCCTTCTGGAGGATATAGACCTTGTTGTAGATTTGACCAACTACACAGCTTTATAGGACCGATCGGAGAATATCGTTCAAGTAAATTATGGAAATCTCTTGAGGAGGACTTTTTAAATGATAAATTTCCTCTTGGATGCTGGGATTGTGAAAAAAATGAAAAGGCAAACGGAAATAGTAAACGCCTGCGCGAAGTTGCAAATTATAAAGCAAAATACAAAAAAGACAGCTTAGATAATCAGCATTTAAAAAATATAGGTTATGATTTAATTGATTTACGTCTTAGTAACAAATGTAATTTAGGTTGTATAACCTGTAATCCTAAAAGTAGTAGCCTTATTAAAACAGAAGTTGAACAGTCAACAGATAATATGGATCACTATAAGCATGTGTATAATTGGGCTAAAGATAAAAATCTTACCACACCATACAATGATAATGATTTAGAACATTTATTAGAAACAATTCAGCCGGGATCTAGAGTGTATTTTACAGGAGGCGAGCCTAGTGTTGTAAAAGGAGTTCTAAAATTCTTACAATCTTTAATAGATAATAAATTAAATGAAGATATTACAATAGAATTTAATAGTAATTTTCAAACAGGAAATCCTAAGTTTATTAATTTGCTTTCTTATTTTCCGAAAGGATTAATGATGCCAAGTATAGACGGAATAGGAATACGTGCAGAATATATAAGATATCCTAGTAATTGGCAACAAATTGAAAAAAATATAAAACTTTTTGTAAAAAGTTGTCCAACTTGGGAAACGCATTTTGCACCTACAATCAGTGTGTTAAATATATTTTATTTAGACGAGCTTATACACTTTTGTAATACAAATAATTATATTTTAAGATTTACAAATATTTTGCATGGACCTGATTATTTTAACATAACTACACTACCCGAAAAATATAAAAAACTTGCTATAAAAAAATTAAAACAAATAGAAAATACAGACTGCCTAAAATCAGATCAAATACCGATGATTGAAAACTATATTTACAGCAAAGATACAGATTATAGAATGTTACAGAAATGTAAGACTAATTTACTTAAATCTGACAGTATAAGAAATATAAGTTATAAAAAACACTTACCAATATTAGAGGAAATATTTGAATGCTTATAGTAGGAAACAAAGATTATGGATTAGCAAAGAGCTTATTCAGTATATACCCTAATGCAACATTTTTAAGTAGAAGCTCCGGCTACAATTTAGGCAAACATGAAGTACGTGATAATGTAGCTTTAATGAGCTTAGAACATGATGTTGTGCTACTTGTAAGTGCATTAGGCGAATTCAAACAAACACTACTTGCAGAATCTATAGCAAAACAATGGTCCCAACATAACCACAGTGGATATTTGATTGCATTAGGTTCTAGTGCAGATACTCCAGTAAAAGGAAGTAAATGGATTTACCCTGTTGAAAAAAGGGCGTTAAGAGCATACATGAGACAGTTAAGTCAAGCAGTGAGCAGTGACTCTCCGCCTAATTGGAAAACAACTTATATTGCTCCAGGCAATATGCATACACCCAAACAAGACGATAAGATGCCTGGCACGCCTAAACTAGAGCCTGCATATGTTGCTGGTGTTATTAAATGGCTTATTGAACAGCCTAGAAGTATAAATATTAGCGAGCTATGCCTTGATAGAATACAAAGTTGATCGATGCAGGAAAAAAATTATTTAAGATTACCAAACCCTCCAAAAGAAGTTATAGATTTTTCACACGAAATGTATGAAAAATATTCTAAGTTAGAATTTAATAATCCTATGAGTGATTTACATTTTAGCTCTGATTTAAATGTCAAAGAAGAAGAATACATATCGAAATATATTCCTCAAGAAATTCCTAGAAATGTAAATCTTACAGTAACAATGAATTTGATTACAGATGCTTATTTGCCTTTCACACATATAGACCGTGGAAGAAAAGTTGCTTTGCAAATTCCTGTTATTGCAGATCCAGCAATTCATAGAGTCTATGTACTTAGAAAAGAAAAATATTTTCAAAAACTTAAACCTTATTTAAATGAAAAAGCAGGGTTCCATCAAAAGCAGGAAATTAAAACTTGGGAAAATGAAAGATACCCAGGCATGCCAATGTTTCATTACTATAAAGAGAAATTTTTTGAGACAAACGTTGTAGAGCCAGACATACCTTATTTGACTGATACTAGTGTGCCACACGGTGGCATACATTATGACGGCTTAAATAAAAACAAGTTTAAGAAAATAGCTAATAGATGGTTTTTAAGTATATCACTTGCTAACAGAATGTCTATATTAGAGCGTGAACCTTTTTATAAACATTGGTTGTAGTAAGGATACGTGTTTTTGAAATTTTGATTACGACTTTTATCTAAAAACTCTGTATGTCTTTTAAATTCTGCTAGTAAGTTACTATCGTCTTTTGACATCATATAATTTTTTATATACTCACAACTTTTACGAGTAGTTTCATTTTTAAAATTATAATCATCGAACTTTTCACTTATTAATTTTTTAGCAGAAGTTGGCAATACAGTAAGACTTAGATGCTTAGGATGTGTTAGATGTGTTGCATTATGTTTAATATTTTTTTCATCTAACCATTCTAGTGTCTCCGGTAAATGGTAAACATTTAATATTGTTACAGTAGGTCTTGCAATGACAGTTAGATTAATTTCATTTTGTAATTCGACAAATCTCTTTATATTTACAAGTACTTGATCATGTTTTGTTCCGTGTCTAAGATATTCATTTTCTTCAGCTATTATACTATCTAAACTAATAGCAAGCTCAATGTATTCAAATTCTTTCCAACGATCTACAATGTGTTGTTTAGGATATACAGTATTGTTTGTGCTATAATTAAGATAGATATGATGTGCGTGTCCCTGTTCAATAATGTAATCTAATAATCTCCAATGATCGGGTGTGATTAAAGGTTCACCACCTGTTATTTTTAAATGTTTTAGTGTGGGAACATAGGGAAACACACTTTCGATTGGCATACTTGTGCGTTTAGTTTTTGCTTGTGACTTGCCGTAATACTCTAATTCTTCGTCAAATAACTTGTGACTATATTTACTATCGCACATTCTGCACATTAAATTACAATCGTTAGATATTGCAAGCTCTAGCCATTCTATTTTAGGATTACTTAAATCTACACTGCCTAATTTTTTATGTTGTGCATATCTCTGTCGTAGGCTTTTCTTTCCACTATCTTCTTCCTGCCAACAACGATTACAACCTTCCGGACGATTTCCAGCAATCATTTCTTTGCGTAAATTTTGCATAAGATTGCTATTAAAAGTTTCGCTAAGGTCTTCTTTTATCTGACCAATAGATCCTTGATACCTACAGCAAGGTTTCACTCTTCCGGTACCGTCAATAAATTGATGATTCCAGACCATTGGACACAGTGTTTGTGATGTCATAAATATATTTATATACGTATATAATGATTAGGAACCACATTGAACCCTGTAGCAAGTTATTTTAAATTTAACCCCACTGGAGCATTTAGTGTAGATTGGTACATAGGCAAACGCTGTAATTTTGCGTGTAGTTACTGTGTAGACTATCTACATGACTATACTAGCCCTCATGTTCCTTTAGAGAATATGAAAAAATTAGTAGACTTAATATATGAAAAAGAAGGTGACAATGTTTTATGGAGCCTCACAGGAGGCGAACCAACATTAAATCCTAAATTTTTAGATCTGTGTGCATATATTCGAGAGAAAGGCCGCAAGTACATTAGTGTAACTACTAACGGCTCACGTACATTAAAATATCATAAGGACTTATTTGATCTAGTTGATGGAATTACACAAAGTTTTCATTTTGAATTTATGGAACACCGTATAGATGAATACATTGAAAAATTTATTGAACTTGACAAATATCGTCAAGAATTAAATGAAAAGCGAAAGCCAGGCGAACCAAAAAAAACTCTTATATTAAGATTTATGGTTGAAACCGGACAGCTTGATAATGTTGAACGCATGGATAAAGCATATAGACAAGCAGGCATAACAAATATAGAACATAGATATATTAGACCTCCGGGAAAAGACAAGGGAAAAGGTATGCAACCTGAGGAGAAATTTGCATTCAAAGACAAAAAAGATCCTAATCAAATAACTGATAAAAAACAAGTAACAAAAATTGAAACTAACGAAGCTAGTTATTACGGTGATAACGAACAAGGCGCAATAAAACAAATTTACAAAAGCACAGCAGATCCAGATAAAAGAAAGTTAAAGTTTTGGTTTCAAGACAATCATGGTGATTATGTTGACGAAGATTATCATTACAACGAATTGAATTACGATAAGAAAAACAACTATGAAGGCTGGCTATGTTGGGCAGGTGTTAAACATTTAAAAGTTACACCTCCTGGAGATATATACATTGGTAGCTGTCATGTAGGCGGCAAACGTGGAAACATATACGATAAAAGTAGTATTGATTTACCTATTGAACCTATACGTTGCAGTAAATGGAGATGTACTGACAATACAGATTTAAAAGTTCCTAAAATTAAAGATTGGGAGCATTATCATCTAGTTAAAGATATGATAGAATGGAAATCAAATGGATAAAGACTTAAAAAATTTTGATAAAGATGGAATTGAACTTAATCTTACGCCGCAAATTAATAGGCGCAACCAAGGTAATTACCACCAAAAATGGTTACGAAACCCTGGAGATTATGAACCCTCTCCGGATGATATTAAGTGCGAATTGCAACTACAAGCACTAGGAGTTTTCGAACCTTTAAATTTTCTTGTTGATTACGGAAAATTTAAAAAAGAAATAGAACTATATTCTAATAAATGGGTACCTTATTTAAGGAGAGAAGGCATTAGTAATGATCGAGAAGGATTGCTATTAATGGGCTTAGAAGGTGATAGTCCTAGTGATAGCTTGAGTATGCCTGAAGCTAGAAAAAGAGCAGGACGTAGATTAAGTGAAACCGAATTTAGTACTCCTACCCAACTATACAAAGACTTAACTTGCTTACATCCATTATTAGATTTCTTTCAGCCATTAGGCAGGACTATGCTAGTTAAGGTGAACGCCGGCGGCTGGTTTCCGCCGCACAAAGATTGGCCTATGTTGACTAGAGATACATTTAGAATTGTTGTTTTTATTGGCCCAATGGTTGATAATGAAACATATGAGTGGGAAATGGACGGAAGGCGTCAGCCTATTAAACAAAATAGGGCATATTATGTTGACACACGTAAGACACACAGAACACACAGTTGGGAAAATGACAGTATACACTGTGTAGTTAACGTTCCTAAAACATGGGAAAATGTTATAAAGTTAATGAGTATGACAAGACATGTTTGACAAATAGGCAAAAAGGTGTTATAATTATATATGAATGAAGATTTAAAATGATAGTAGTATATCCAGGTGGGTTCCACGGTGAATTCTTTATAGGAAATATTGTAGAGAATAATGCAGACAAGTTTCACTATTATTCTTTTTTACAACGTGATAATAATGCCTATATCTATATTCCTGTTGAAGAAGCAAAGAACGACAGTACAAGGGGGGGCGATAATTTCACTGATG